GTGTTTGGTGCACTGTTTGATGTATCAATTTGTACACCTGCTGGGCGATAAAAATTGCCCCATGCTGCAGGATCATATAATTTACCATCAACACTTGCTTCAAACATTTCGCTAATAACACGAAGTTCTTCTTCGCTAGGCTGTTTAGGAAGATAATCATTTAGATTATACAAACCATATGTGTCAATTGCTGCACGTTCGTCACTGTTTAGTGAACGCTCACGGCGTGCCCAACTTGATGTTGAGTAGTCTGCATATTGACCTTTTGTAGTTTTAGTTAAACGGAAGTCCGTACCTGCTTCGTAATCAGTAGGTAGTTCTTCAAAGTCACTATCCATAAGTGCACCCTTGATAATGTTAAAGATGCTTGGGTTAATAATAAAACGACGGATTGGATTTTCCGGAGTTTCTTCATCGAGTGAATTCTCAACTACAAAACCTTGGAATACGTATGAACGCTTTTTCCAGTACTTACGACCCATATCTTCTAAACTAGGATCTTTAAACCAATTACGCACCTCTGACAGTACAGGGCAACTTCCTACTGGCCCCCACATTTCGTTACAAGGTACATTAACTGTTACACGACGAGAATCAGGTTGTCCTTCAACACCTGCAAATTCTAGTCTAATCATTTGACGCTCACGCCAAAAGAAAGTATTACTCGTATCTCCATCTGGAAGGAAACGAATTACACTAGTTGAATTTTCTGGGATATTCCAAAATGGGAAGATAGCATTGTCGCCTCCTCCGCTCGATTGATTACCGCCTCCACGGTTATCTTGTTCTTGTAGTTTTGCACGAATTTCTGCCAATGATGCCATAGTTATTCTCCTTAATGTTGCCTATGTTTTGTTTGCCTAAGTTTTGCCTTTGTGACAATCTTATTATCACTAATATAATACGTTTTTTGCCTGTTGTCAATTAAAAATTTTAGTTAAATCGTAATTTTCAAACATCTTATCAAATTCTTGTTCCCAGTCAACAGACTCCGAACGTATATCTTCTTTCTCAACGACACTTAATTTAGGCATCAACTGTGTGATTGCACGAGCCGACTTTCCTAGCATAGCATCGTCTTGAATACTGTCAACTAATTTACTTGCTTCTTGTAATTTAGTTGCCAATTCTTGTTCGCTTTCGTCTAATACGTTAGCGATATATTCCATTACTGCACCTAATTGCGATCTTGCTGATTCCATTTTTGCTCTCATTGGATTCTCAGGATCTGCTTTTAAGTTAGTTCCTTCACGTAAACCAAACATGTCTTTTGATTCTACAAATGCAACCAAGTTGCCAATTGCTTCTTCAATTGCTGCACGTTGTTCACGTACTACTTGCATTTCTTTTACAAGTGCTTGTACATATGGTAATGCACCTTCTACATTTTCATCAAAATATGAAACTGTAAATTTATCTTTAATGTCTGCGAAATCATCTTCGTCTAGTTTTTCGCCATCACTTGAAAATGCTTCAAGTGCTGCAGCATATGTCTTACTGCCTTTAAGTTTGTTTAAACCTTCACGAATATTTGCAATACGTGAACTTACTGCTTCTACGATTTCTGCAGTATCTTCGTTAACTAGATTGTTTCTGTCACTGTAACGCTTAAACTCTTTTAGTTTTTTAAGTTCAATGCACTGCTCAACAATATGCTTACCAAAGTCATCGTACGGTGTTCCGCCTTCTTTAACATGACGCAACATAGCTCTACCACCTGCTAAGTTGTTGCTTGGAAACTTATAACGCTCTCCATCTGCATTTTCGATATAGATAGCACTAATGTTTCTACTACGTGATCCACGTTGTTCTTCATTAACAGGCTTATTGTGTTTAATAATAAGTCTTGCGCTTTCTAATTTCTGATAGCTGCTTTTTGTGCTGCCATATGCTTGTCCGATTGCTTCGTTTACTGTATTCATGTCTCTTACCTTTTGTGCTTGGTAGTCAAAATCCTTTGGTTCGATTTCTTTGGTATAATTTTTTAATGTGTATTCAATAATACTTTTGTTTGCTAATTTTTTAACTTGGTATAATGTATCTTTTAGCATGTCGATATCAGTTGTTGCACCAATGCTTACTTTGATTTCACGTCTGTTATCTGTTTCGTCGAGACTAACCATTGTCCCAGTGTCATTCAAATAGAAACGTCTACTTGCCGAAGGATCTACTGTAGAATCACCTTCGTCTGTAAACATTTGTAAGTTATGCCCGTTGCCCTTGAGTATCTTAAAAATCTTTTCTGCAACTGTTTCTGAACTCAACATTCTTTAATCTCTCTTTGTTACATACTATTTATACCAAAAAGGTAATTGGCATTGGTTCTATATTTTCTTCTTCAGAAAAACTATCTTTTAGTTCGTTATAAGTTGTTTCGTCATATTGTGCTACATGTTGTGCAATACGTACAACTAATAATGCTGCCATTACTAGATCATCTGTTTCACCATCTTTAGCGGCATAACTACTACCACGAGCAATAAATGTTTTAGTTTCACGTAATAATGTATTACTAGCAATTTCCATCTTGTCAGTTTCTATCCAGTTTTTGAATTTACTACATGCACTAAGTTTACTTTTGTTAGTTGTAGTAAATCCACGTCTAAATGCTCTGTTACTACCTGCTTTTTTAGGCTCACTTATAAATGTGCCAGGAAGATTATCTTCTCCCATTTCTGCAATTACAACTAAGGCTGCTTCTCCTAGTGTATTGTTCTCAACACTCCAGTAAATTTCAGCGTCCGGTGATTGTTCTTGTATTTCGGTTAGCATAGTACGTAAAATACGTATTTGTTCTTGCACAGGTGTTTTATTGTGCATCCATTCTGCAACTTGACGCATACCAGGCAGTTCATAAACTTGTATTGCAGCATTATCGCCGCCTGTTCCCAAACTAGGATCAAGTCCTGCAATATAAGTTTTACCTTTAGTAATAGGTCTGTACCAGCGTACCTGCCCAGACTTTTTGTACACGTCTTTATGTTCCATCATTGTAAGTTTTAAACTATCAATTAGTGTTTCATCAAACGCAATAAACTCGTTTAAGTGTTCACGACGGAAACGTTCTTCACCGATTTTGCCTTGTTCTTCATCTGCCCAATCTTGATCTCTGTCTGGATGTGCTGTCCAGTCTGCACTATAAGCCTTAAAACCGTTCTTCCCCGTTTCTTTTTCATTTCCATAAGCATCTTGAGTTTTGTTTGCTTCTCTCCAAATTTGTGCAAATTGGTCATCATCTTGGTTTGGTGTACTTGTAATAATACATTTACCACCTGTACTAAGTGTTGGACTGAGTGCTGTCCAAAACTCACGAGCAATAGTAGGACGCACAAATGCAAATTCGTCTAAGTATGCCATCGAAATACTTAAACCACGTCCTGTATTTTCTGTTGTTGCTTGTGCAATAATACGTGAGCCATTATCAAATTCAATTGACCCTTTATTATAACTTGTAACACCTGCTCGTATAAAGTTAGGTAATAGTTCATAACCAAAACGTATACGTTGCATAATTTCTTGTGCACCACTATACTTGTGTGCTGCTATAAGAATCGTTTGGTCTGCATTAAACATTGCATACCATAGTAGATATGCTGCAGCCGCAGTAGACTTTCCCATCTGTCTACTAATAAGTGCAATACTATATTTGTGATCGTGATACGCATTTAATAGTTCACGCTGATAATCAAACAAGTCAAACTTCATACGTCCTTTAGTAGGATGCTGAATCCAAACATATTCAGTGATAAAGTATTGTGGATCCATAGCACATTTAGCCAATTCCTCAATTTGAGTCTTGGTATACTTTTCACGCTGATACGGCGACTTAATTAGGTCTGTATTTGCACTCATACTAGTACTTATCTTAAATTTCTTTTGCTTCTGATTTCAAGCGACTATAACTTTGTTCGTTTCCAGTAACAATTGTATTAGTTTTAGGTTGTTCAACAACTTGTTCAACTGTAGCAGGTTTTACTTCTTTCCAAGTATTTTCTACTTTTTTAGGTTTTTCTTTTTTACGAAGAGGCATTCTAATATTATAACTGTCATCATTTAAATGACGTAATGCATCGTAGTGTGCATCTTTAATATCGTCTGTTATTCTTCTCAGATTTTTTCTAGTTTCTTCAAAGTATTGTACTCTACCGCCTACTTTACGAACAGCATTTGCAAAGTCGCTGTTTGACTCAAAAACTTTTTCTAGTTTTTCAATCATTGATAGTGCTTGTAAGAATGTTTTATTAACTTTTTGGTCTTCTGTAATTTTATCTGTCATACTATTACTTATCATTAAAAAAAAGAGCTACATTTTATAAAATGTAGCCCTTTAATCGTAAACCTTAACGCCTGAATTTAAGGTTATAGTTCTAACTTTTTAAATACCTGCTAGTTTTTTTAACAGGGTTATTTCTGATTGATGTTCACTTTCAATCGCCTCGCTATCTTCATCAACATTCTCATCTTTAACTGTGGCACTCATATATGCTTCATCTAATGAATTTGCCGCTTTAGATAATGCTACTACTGTATCTGCAAGCCAAGCAACATCGCCGCCCATATCCTCTACGGCATTCCACATTTTACCATCATTTCGAAAAACTTTAATCAAATTGTCAATTTGATCAGTTGCTCTCATAATTGTGTTTTTAATTTTTTGTTCTTGGCTTACAGCCATTATTTTATTCCTGCTAATGTTTTTAAAATGTCTAGTGATTCATCAACTTCTTCGTCTTTTTCTTTGTCTTTTGCAGCTTTTTTCATTGACTCTTCTTTGTCGCCATCACCGTCAATATCGATATAGTCTGGTTTTGATGCTTCTTTAACTTTGTGTACTTTTCCGTCAACTTCGAATTCATCTGCGCCTGCTGCTTTTGCTTTTGCAAGTGCACCTGAGTATGCATTACCTTCGCCTACTTCTGGTTCATTGATTTTAACTGATTCTTCCATACCCATCATTTTGAGTGCTGAATCAATAAACTCGTGAGCAGCATCGTCACTGTCAAACCCTTCTTCACTAGCAAAGTCTACATCACTACTATGCAAAATACTTGTCCCTTTATCGACACCTATGCTACCTAGTATTTGTGCCAATTCTTTTGGCTCGCTTGCCCAGCCCATATTTTTACCGTTTACGCTAACTGCAATGCCAGCATCTTCTGCATTCAGTATAACTGTTTCTACTGTATTACTTGCATACTTGCCTGCTGCTGGGTTGTAATCTGGTGCACCAATGCTTGCTTCAGCTTTTAGTTTACCGCCCCAACCTTTTGCAGGTGTTTTGATTTGTTTAAAGTATGCTGCAATTTCTTTGTCCAAATTTGGTGTTGCAGATTCTGCTTTAAATGCTGCATATGCTTCTGTTACACTTTCTACTGTGTGGTCAGGATATACTTCTTCGTCTACAGTAACGTGATCACCTTTTGCTTTCAAATAACGGCGCAGA